AGAACAAACTGTTTGTAGAACTTCGTAGACCATCTATTGCTCGTTCAGGTAACCATACATTTGAATATCTTGGATTTGGTCCTGGTAACTACTCAACTGGTTTCCCAGTTCGTCAAGAAATTGTTCTTACTGATACTCAAGACTTCTACGCTCAGGCAAAGAGAGAAGATGCTGGTATCGTATTCTACACTGGTTTAAACTCTAATGGTGACCTTTATATTGGTAACCGTAAGATCAATGCTATTACTGGCGAAGAAACATTCCTAGAAAGAGCAGTTTTAACTGAATCGGAAGATACTACAGATAGTATTGGAACACTGGTAACCACATTTGACACGGCAGTTACTTTCAATAACATCATCACTGTTAATGGTGATGGTGGAGACATGGAAAGTTTCTTCAACTCTCCTGTTGTAATCAACAATGCTACATCGTTTGGGGCAGTTGAAAATTATCCATCACTCAAGATTATAACTGGCGAGGGAACTTCTGTTGGTTATGATGCTAAGTTAGAAAATAATATTGCTGGACAAAAGACTGGTGATATTGTCATTCATCAAAATAAAATTTCTTCTGCAATTTTTGATTTCAATCCAAGAGGTACACAAGATTATACTCTAAGAGTTGCGCTATCAAATAGAACTCCAGACTTCTTGAATACATTTGGAGCAACAACGGGTGGTCCAACTCAACTACAAAATACTGATTTTGGAACTAGAGACCCACTCAAGTCTGGTGATATTCAATTCAAGGGAGCACAGACATTATTCACTGGTTCTCTCGGTTGGGTTTATGCAAACGATTACATTCAGATTACAAATGTATCTGGCACAGGAACAACTCCACAAATTGTGGGCATTCAAGGTGCTGCAAGTGGAACAATTGTTAGATTGAATTGGAACACTGGTGTAACAAATACAAACGTTGGAATTACCACTGGTTCTCAAATTAGAATTACTGGTGCTGTTGGAGCTCTTGCAGTTGTAAATGGCGTATGGCCTGTTTACAGTTCTACTTCTCAACCATTCAACGCTTCAAATAACTTTGTTGATATTGCCATCACTGCTAACTTACCAATTTACAATATTGGTTTGAACAGTGGTAAAGGATATCCTGTTGACCAGATTGCTCAACCATCTATTGATATCTCTCGTTCAATTGCTGCATTCAAAGAAGTTGGAGTAATTGGTGCAGAGGCACTCAGAACAGAGACAGCAACAGTTGGTGACTACAAGTTAGGTATTAATACAGTTGCACGTTCTGCACATTCTGCATATCAAACTGCATTTGTTTCTTCCGAGACTACACCTAGAGCAAACTTAGATGTTGTTGGTACAGCATTCATCAGTGGTAAGAAGATTAATTCTTATCTAACTGAAACTGGAACCACTAAGACACAAACTAACCAAGACAATGCACTCTTGGTTGGTGGTGATAGTGCTACTCCAAACGATGCTGCTACTCTTCGTGTAATGACAACGAACAGTGGTAGAGTTGGTATCAATGCTACAAATGCTCAGTTAGACAGAAGTCTTGTTATTATTGGTGATGGTAGAGTTACTGGTGATTTCAAATTTGAATCTGATATAGAAGTAAATGGTGGAGATATTACAACCACAACTACTTCTGGAACATTTAACTTTGTAAATAATACCACATTCACTGGTACGCTAAACATTGGTAATTGGCCAACAACTGCAAACTTAGTAGCAAGAGCTGCTGCGTTGAATATTGCAAATATTACAACATCAACGCAAACAATTAATATTGGTAATGCTACTACTAACCAAACTCTTGCAATTGGTACAGCAGCAACAACTGCTACGCTCAATATTCATACTGCAGCAACTGCTTCAACAATTAATATTGGCACTGTAGCAAGTTCTACAACAAATACTTCTAACATTATAATCGGTGGTGCATTTGCTAACTCTGCTGGCAGCAGACTCACAATTAGAAATGCTAACGTACAAATAGATGGTGACCTAGAAGTTAATGGTGGAGACCTCAAATCAACTGCAGCAACATTCAATTTACTTGATATTTCTGGTGCAGTATCTACACTCAACTTCGCTCGTTTTGCATCAACCATTAACATGGGCGCAGTTTCTGGTACAACGACTATCAGAAATGCTCTAACAGTTAACAGTAAAATTACTGACTTTGGAGATTTCACGCTTATTGGTGGTTTAAGAAGTGCTGCTGTTCTAGCAACTAGAGGTTCGCTAAACACAACTGCCTCATTCCATAACGTAGGTTCACTATCAAATTCAAACGTAGACTTCTATGAATTTATTGATAATATTGACGGTAACATGGCAATTGTTAGCGTTTCTTCTAGCGCAATTAATGTTGTAGATAACTGGTTAAATAATAACGATAAGGTTGTATTCTCCAGTCTTGCTAATGTTACTGGTATTAGTAATGGTGTTGTATACTACGTTGTCAATAGAACTTCTACAAGTTTCCAAGTTCAAACAGCTCCATCTGGAAGCATTGGCATCAGTCCACTTACTCTTGTTACTACTGGAACTGTTAGTGGGTTTGCATCGCTTTACTACACTGCATTAGATGGACAGGGTGGTGCATCAATTAACTCTAGTGTAACAAGTATCGCTGTTAAGAATCCTAAAGGATTGAATCAGTTTGATTATATTCTGATTGACAGTGAGATGATGAGGATTAGCACTCCACCTGCTGCAACCGCTCCATACACATTCACAGTTGAAAGAGCGGTAGATGGCACAACTGCAGCAACTCACACTGATGACACTGCAGTCTATAAATTAAACAAAACAACTGGTGCTACTTTCATCGATCCAGGTCCAATTCCTGCTGCTGATGTTACTACAAACGTAACAGCTATTGATACAGTATCTAACTTCTTCACTAAAGCAGGCACAACGGGAATTTTCAATGGTCAAACAGTCAAGTTTACTTCGATTGGTTCTATCACAGGTATTAATACTACTGCCAATTACTTCTTGGCAAACGTATCCGCATCTGGCAGCAATCAAATATTCCAACTAAGCAGCACTTACCCAACTCTCAATGTTATTGACATTGGTGGTTCGTTGGGCACAACTCCAGTATTTGTTGTAGATGATAACTTCATCAACCTTTCTGAATTTGGTGGTTCACTAAAAGCAAATGACTTCTTGAGAATTGATAATAACGAACTTGTTCGCGTAACATCAGTTTCTAATGCAGACCCACAGGGACTCTTTATTACTGATGGTGGTTCACCAACTCAGTTAACTACATTTAGTGTACAGTCAACGACTGGTAATACTATAATTGGTAATCCCAACATTAGTGGTACATTTGGAACTGGTACACTTACTGTTTATGATACTATTACTTTCTCTGGTAATAGCGCCATTGATTCCACAGCACAACGATTGGTTGTTACTAATGGTACTACTACAGAAACATTCTCTGTACGAAGTGCTGATGGTTTAACAAATATTGCTGGTGCATTAACGGTTAATAATAATTTCTCTATCACCAATGGTGGAACAACCTTCTTCTCGGTTGCCTCTACTACAGGTAATACTGTTATTGGTAATGGCAATAGCGGAACACTTAGGGTAGAATCTAATGCTGGTTCTACTAGTACTTCTACTGGTGCATTAGTTGTTGATGGTGGTGTTGGTATTGGTGAAAATCTATATGTTGCTGGTGATGCATTTATTCAAGGAGGAGATTTAACTGTTTCTTCTTCTGGAACAACCAGATTTAAAGTCAACAATAATGGTTCTATTGACCTTGGAAACATTACAAACTTCTATACACCAACAGGTGGTAGAAAGTGGTTGTTTATCTCAACAGCTTCAAACAATGATGCAACTGCTCCAACTCTTGTTGCAAATACTAACTATATAATTAAACCAAGTGGAACTGCAACAAACTTAATTTTAAAACTCCCTCCTAATGCTCAAACTGGTGATATGATTAGAATTGTTGATGTTGGAGGTAACTTGACATTCAACTGTACTCTGATTATTAGAGCTCCTGGTGGTACTAGTGGTACTGGAATCAAGATTCAGGGAGATAACACAGGAAGCACAGCTGGTAGTCTTAGTGTAGCTCATACTGGTGGTGAATTAATTATTCAAACACCTAATTGTGGATTTGGATTGGTTTATGTGGGCGATACTGACGGCGCTGGCACAACGACAGACACCGACGCTAGAGGTTGGTGGTTAATGGAGATTTGATAAAATATGACACAGTACTATAATAATCAAAAATCAATGAAAGGTGCCTGCGTTGGCACAATTATACCTTGGACTGGTAGCTTGACTGAGATTCCAAGGGGATGGTTGCTGTGTAATGGTACATTTGAAAATATTGCTGATTATCCTGACCTTTATAGTGTTATTGGAGTAACATATGGTGCTGGAGTTGGTGTTTTTAGATTACCTCAGATTGGTAATAGAACATTAGCTGACATCAAAAATGACACAGCTTATATTGGTTCTGGACAACCATCTGTTGTAACGAGTTTGATGGGTAATGATGGTTCTAATAACACTTCTAATTTAGAAACATCAAATATTGATTTAAATGTTAATATTAGTAACGCCGCAGCAGCTGGTGGATATAATGCTGTTTTAACTGGGGTAAATCCAAACAACCCTGCTTATTTTGATGCTTTTAAAACTACTGAAAGAAAACTTGGTGATTTGCATATGGCTTCGCATAGTCATGAAGGAAGTTATCAATCAGTAACAAAACTGACTTCTCCTAGAGTTGAAGCATGTCAAGGATTTGGTGCTAACTCTCCTTTTACTGGTTGTGGACTTTTTGGTAATGCAGATTGTTGTGAAGGATTAAATCATTATTTGGTAGAATTAAACTGGACTGGAAATTCAGTTAATGCATTATATAAAAACTCTATTTTGGCTGGTTATCCTATAGGTGGTTCTGGAAACGACCCATCATATCTTGCTCAAGGAACTCCTACTGTAAATAGCCCACCTAGAGTTAATGCATCTCCTAAAAACTGGTTAGGTACTGTCGATGATACTGAGTTGAAATCGGAAGCTCTTGGATATGCTTGGAATTTTCCAACTACATTAAGTTCTGATTACACTAATTGGACTACAAACACAACCAGTCAACTTACTGGACACTCTCATGGAGATCTTAATTATTCTATTAATAGAGGTAATTTTAATTTAGCTACGCCAGTATCTTTATCTGATATTCAAACAGGAACTGTCGCTCCAGTCAATGTCACGGGAAATGTTGGAGTTTTAAAAGTAGAAGTAGATACTGCTACTCCATCCTTATCAATTACGTATATCATCAGAGCGTTCTAAGAAATGAGACACTATTCATTCGAAAAAGGAAAACACGGTGGAGTAGTAGGAACTATTCACCCATTTTCAACAACTTTGGTTGGTAATAATCCATCTTCTTTAGATTGGAAAACAAAAGTTCCCGCTGGGTTTTTGCGTTGTGATGGTGCTGTAGTTAATGCTGATTTATATCCAGCATTAGCAGATGTGTTAGGAGTCGGAGAAGATTCATTTTACAGAAAAGATGGTATTACTTTACAGGAAAGAAATTCCAGTGGAACTGGGGGTCAATTTCAATTACCAGATATTGGTTCCAAATATATTAAAGCTAGTTCACAAGGTAGTGGATACAATAACCTTTTGGTAACTACGACAACTGGTGCTAATCAAAGAAGAGTAGGTGTTGCTGTAACTTTAAATTCTAATTTAGGCACTGGTAATACTGTAAATGCAACCGTTGTTTATAGTGGAGCATTTGCAGCTCCATTAAACACTTTATCTATGTCTGGTAATTTTTCTCTTACCATGAATACCACAGTGGGTGCTGCTAATGTAACAGTTGACCAAATTTTACCTCATGCACATTTTGCAAACACAGTTTCAGCAGAAGATCCAACTAATAAAAGAGGAAATGATAATGTTGATAATGGGCAAAATTACAGCGCAAAGGGGCAATGGGACGTTGAAGCTGTAACAGGATTTGTTCCTTCTACTGGATTGAATTTGGCCGATACTTCACACGATCATTTAGTTGAAAGAACAGCTATTAGTAGAGCATTAGTACCAACAGTTCCTGCTTATAATATAAGTGCAGAAAATATTTCAACAGCTGTCACATTACGTGTTAGAAGTACTTATGTTATGAATGATTTGCAATCTAGATTTATATTAGTAGAATACCTTATCAAGTACTAATCATGCCAGTTAATTACGCAAAAACACAAAGAAGAGTTGGAGCAGCTATTGGCACAATTATATGTGCTCCTAGACCATCTGGATGGAGTTCTGGTACGGATAACTGGAACTTAACTACAAATTTTCCAGGATATTTAGAATGCGATGGCACTGCTCTCAATCCAAATAATTATTTTGCATTATATCAAATAATTGGTACTACTTATGGCGGTAGCGTAAGTGGTTCTTATCCAAGCTTTACTGGAACATTTAATCTTCCTAATTTTCGTGGTAAATATGTAATGGGAACAGGAACAGTTGATGGTAATACTGGTATTGCTCCTGGTCTAACACCCCAATTTACTGCTTCTGGTTCTACAGGTGGTTCATATAATGATTGTGGTGCTACTGGAGGAACATTTACAATCAATACTGTTAGGCAATTACCAGCTGGTAGTGAAATTACTCCTGGCTCTCCTGGTTCGCCAATTTCTATTGGCGGGGCGGCAACAGATACCTTTGAAATTGGAACTTTCAGAACATCTGGTTTCAGTACGGCGGTTGCTCAACCAAATGCTAATATTACAGGAAACGTGAGTTGGACTACTGGACCAATTAAAACTCAAAAAGTGTTTGGTGCTATGCCTCATGGTCATACATTAGTATCAACAAGAGTCATAAGTTCAACTGCATCATCAACTGCAGATGGCGGTCCTGGTGGACCCGATAAAATGCCATTTTATCAAAGTTCAACTGGTGGCATTGTTTCCTACACTCGATTTGTACCAACATGGGCAGGCTCAGGAAGCGGAGCAGTTGGAACTATTACGATTACAGGTGGTGTAGTTACTGGACAGAGTGTTACATCTGGCGGTAGTGGATATGTTTCACCTCCTGGAGTTACTTTTACTGGAGCAGGAACTCCAACTTCTGACGCAGTTTTATCGGCAAATATTAATAGTAGTGGAGCGGTAACTTCTATATCAATTGCATTTGGTGGAAGTGGTTATACGAACGGCACATATGCAGTGACATTCAATTCTGCTTCTGCTTCTGCTCCCTTAAGATCTCATAGTCATAAACTTCATCAATTAGGACCAGCAACAGCTACATGGGGACATGATGAAACTTCTGGAAATACTGGTTCTCAATCTACAGCATATTCTGGTGTCCAAGCTGGTGCTCCTGATATTGCAGATGTTTTTCCAAAATCGCTTCCAATTGGTCCTGGTGGCATTGAAGTTACTTTGAATTCAGGAACAACTACAATGAATGATTCTTCTAGAACATTATTTGATGCTAGATTAGTAGTACGCTTGACATCTGCAGAAACTTTACCTATAATACAACCATACTTTAGAACTAAATACCTCATAAAAGCGATTTGATTTGGAGATTTTTTTATGACTATTGTTCCTATTAAACCTATTGAATTGATGAATGGTGACTTTCGAGATTTTATCGGTGTGTGGGAAAAGCATATGCCACCGTCCGTTTGTAATAAATTAATTCAGTATTTTGATAAAGTTATTGATACAGATGAATCTTCAAATAATCTTTCGGATTTAAAAGAAGTAGAATTGTCCGAAGAAGAATTTATTCAAGATGGTAGACAACAATTTCAAACTACTAATCTTGGGAGAGATGATAGGAGCATAATGCTTAACTATCATAAAAATGATTTTTGTCAGGAGATTAATCAATATTTGCAGGCATGTTTTCTAGACTATATTCGTCAATATGGGCAAATTGCCAATGTGCCTATGATATCAACTGATGTTAAAATGCAAAGAACCCATCCTTGTGGTGGATATCATGTTTGGCATTATGAATCAGGTTCTTACATTCATGCACAAAGAGAACTTGTTTGGATGATTTATTTGAATACTCTTCCAGAGGGAGAGGGAGAAACTGAATTTTTATATCAAAAAAGAAGAATTCGTCCTAAATCTGGAACCTGTGTTATTTGGCCTGCTAGTATGACGCATGTGCATCGAGGTTTAACAGTTTATAGTGAAAATAAATATATATTGACAGGATGGTATATCAAAACTCCCGTAATTTCTAACTAAAACCAATGGAAAATACTCATTTATCAATACAATTTCTGGCGACAGATGGCACTATATACTACAACTACGGGCAGAGAGGAGTTGCTATTAAGTTGTTGGAAGAAGATTACGCTGAATTGTATAAAAGATTAGGAACAACTTGGCATAATGATAATGATAAATTAATATTATTTGAGTATTATTCAGACGGTAAATTCAATATTGAAAGAAAGAAAAAAATATTTGATTATAGAACAAGAACAGAAACCGAAAAATATTATCCATATCTTGAAGTAGACCAAAAAGATGTTATCAGGACTTATAATCTATTTGTAAATTTCTTTGAGTATTTACGAGTAAAAGATTTAGAAAGAGTAAAAGAACAAGTTAGCGCAAAATTATTAGAAGCAACTAGTTTATTAAAACAAAACGTATCTGTTATGCGTTTTGATTTATTAATTAAATCTGATTGGACGCAACTAGCAGATGTTAGTTTTAGCGTGGAAAATGAAAAGGAAATGTGGATAGAATATCGCCAATATCTAAGAGATATGAGCACTTTAGAAGATTGGAATGGCAATACTATGCGAATTGCATTTCCAATTACACCAAAAGATTATCTAGCTATTGACCCTCAGCAAAATGTAAAATATTTGACAGATGAATCTCATTTTGAAAATAGAGCAATGGTTGCAGCTAAACTAAAACTATTGAGATTCTTCGATTATCTTGGTCTCCCTTCTTTAGTAACCGATTTAGATATTAATAATGCAACAGGTATTGACTACGAAAAATCAAAACAAAAACTTGAGAAGGCATTGAAGAAAATAGACATGACCTTAAAAGTACCAGATTTAACTATTTTGGGATTTGAAAACGAAGAATCTCTAGATTCAATAATTGAACAAGTATCTCAAAACAATAATTATCAAATAGACCAGAGTTCACCATATTGATTTAAAATTATCATGATATATGAATATGATTTATTACCAGAACCTCTGGTAAAAAATATTTTGGATTTTTATGATTTTACTGATTTTGTATCAGGTAATATGTCTGGTCCAAAAAATAAAAGTGTGAAAAATAACGTTGAAATGAAAACGGATGAGCATTATTATGCTGTTCGTGATATGACTTACGCACATTTAGTAAAATCTTTTGAACTGAAAGATATTTTAAATATGCGAAAAATAAGCACTCCCATATTTTCAAAATATGAAGAGGGAATGTTTTATGAATTTCACAACGACCACTACATTATTAATGGATGTAGAACCGATTACAGTTGTACAATATTTTTGAGTGACCCATCGGAATATGAAGGCGGTGAACTTGAAATTATTTTTGGTAATCAATCATTGAAATACAAATTGACACCAGGGAAAGCAGTTTTGTATCCTACTGGTCTCACGCATAAGGTTCATGAAGTTACGAAAGGAACTAGAAAAGTAATTTGTTTTTGGATGGAATCTGCAATTGCTGACCCCTCAGTTAGAACTATTTTGGCAGATTTAACTACCTCATGGTATAAATACAAAGACACATTACTTGATGAAATGCCAGAAATATATGACATTTTACTCAAGACCAAGTTTCATCTACAAAGACAGTTTGGAAATTACGAAGGATTAACATGATTGAAACTATCACTTTGAGCGAAGCAATTACAGAACTAGCTATCGCAAAACAAAAGACAGTTATGTATTTTAAACCTGTTGGTTTAGATGAATGTAGAGATGTTGATAAAATCAATGCAGTATGGAAACACTATTCTAAAATTTTACCGCCAGAAATTTTTGAAAGAGTAAAAAATTCTTTACACAATTTTGCATTTTTTAATGATTATATGGTAGCACTACAAAAAATGGAAGAATGGTTTCCATACAAAGGTGAGATGCCAAACGAATATTACGTTTATGTGAATATCGTTGACGAAGCAGGAAATTGTATTGTTGAAAACGAACCCACCCTGCCGCCAGAAGAAGATTGACAGGGGGTTGACACCCGTGCTATAGTAGCAAAGCACTGAACAGGACACCCATGAAAGGCATCATCGACTACGGTGACGATGGCGTGGTTCCGATGATCGAATCGGATGACGTTGAGACTGTCGTTGAAGACATTCTTAAGTATGTAGAAACACGTTTTGATTTTCTTGATAAAAAAGGTAACCGTGATGGTGACATCATGGCACTTTGTCAAGAATTTATGGAGTGGGGTTCTGCTGAAGCAGGCGATGACGTTTCCTATTATGTTTGCCCCACCTTTGAATAATCCTATATAAAATATAAGGGACAGACCAATGACCACGCCTAATTGGCAGCACCACTCTAAAAAAGAAACAAAACGCACCCTGAAACCCCAGGCAGTGCGTCAAGCAAAAGCACGTTTGCAATCACTTAAGCGTAAACTGGAGGTTATTAAATGACTCATTATGATAAACTAATGGATTCCATCGTTGATGAAATCTATTATGTTTGGACTGAAGTATCTGATTGGAATAATGATGAAGATATTGTGCGAGAAACAGCACATCGTATTCTTCAACATGTAGAAGAATTTCAATCTAACCGTACTAAAATTGGTCAATGGAGAGCATCTGACTGATGGAGTACAAATTTATAGATCCTGGATATCCAATATTAAGTTGGTTGAGAGTGATTGGTAACATGATGTTTGTTGTTGGTTATGTTGTCATTCTTTTTACCAGTGTTGAGGTTGGTATCTATTGTAGAATGATAGGAAATGTGTTGTCTTGGCCACATTTTCAAAAGATGAGGATGTGGGATATATTGACAATCCGAGCATTTTTTGCTATCATAGAATCCGTTAAACTTGTTCAAATTTGGTTTTTTTAATATGGCATTATCTAAACAAGTAGAAGAATCGCTCGATGAAGCACAAGCAGCAATGCGTAATGCACTAGCATTTGCTGCACGAAATGAGCGACCTGTAGTAGCTAAAGGTATTTCTGAGTTGATGTGTGACATCGACAAACTCAAGACAATCGACAAAATCTTTGACCGACTTGATAATATGAAAGATGGCTCTTTTAAAAATAAATAAATCAGCACTATATGAAGTGCCAGTAAAAACAACTCCAGAGAACGTCAAAGAGGCGAACGAAGGGTTGTTTAACTGCACTATGACACTTCCTGCTGCCGCTAAACATTGTGGCATGACACACAAAGAGATGAAACTTACATTCTTTGAGTATCTGAAGTATCATCCAGCAACCTATGTATTACAACAACGACAAGTTGAACGAAATATATAGAGATACGTGGCCAAATCTAGGATGGGCAAAGCGTATGAATATAAGAGCAGGCGATACAGTAAAGTTTCTAGGATGCTCACCAGAGCAGGTTAGATGGGGCAACAACGATGATCCAACTGGTATCCTAATCGTAGGTGACAAATACTATGTAGAGCATGTAGAAGTGCATTCACAGCACACTAGGATTGAATTACGTGGTGTGCTGAAATTAAAGTTTAACTCAGTATGTTTTGAGGTGACACATGACACACGAAGAAATGCTTGAAGAGGCAGCAAATAGAGAAACATACAATAAAGCATGGGCAGCAGTAGAGAAATTTTTTGACGAAAATGATGATGGTCTCCAAAAACTCGCTGACATTGAAAAGGTAGAGTTACGAGCAGAGTTAGAAGCAAAAAAGAAAGAAAACTACCAGCTTGTTGCTGATGCTTGTATGAAAGAGTATGAGAAGAAGTATCAGCGTGATGTATTTCCAGTTGATGAATACTGGGTGTATATGATTGGTGAATACTACGGCACTGGTGAAGGTCAAACTACCTGTATTATGATGACACAAGCATCACCATATGGCGATGACTTTGATGAGGAGCATAAGTATGTGCCGATTACATCAAAGCAATATCGTGCTGTAAGGAAATTCCATGAAGAGTTTGGCACTTGGTATCTTTATGGTCTAAAGTTTCTCAGCAAAGAAGATTTCTTCACTGAATGTGCCTATTACATTCCTCCTGTGATGATGAAACTTTCCAATCAGAGTTGCTTCAAAGAGTTTCATACCAGAGTGCATTACAACTTCGCTTGATTATGACTGACAAAGAGATTTACAATCCAGATGAATTTTCTCTAGATGACATCAAAATGTATCACTATGAAGTGATGGAAGAAGGTCGTCATGTGTGGATGGCATTTTATTTGAAAAACGGTGGCATAGGACACTTGAATATTTTTCTGAAAGATGGTAGAATCCAAACACGATATGAGGAATGGAATGACGAGCAACCCGCTGAAACTGAATGAAGAGGCACCAGCGTTTTCCTATACGCTTGCTGAGCTATTTAATGTGATTATGTGTATCATCGCACATCCGCATAAAACACTCACTCAGCATGACAAAGCTCGTGCTATGGCAGTATTTCTAACCTTTGCTGATTATCTTGGTAACTATACCGAGAGTGATAATAACTTCGGTCATGTCATCTACGAGTCAGATTCTACTGATTTTGAGGGATATGTGTTGCAGTTGCTTGGTAAGAATAAACCAATGGATTTCTATCACACTGATGCTGACAAGATTCTTAATGGTAAAGACAAATGAGATTTGAGGATAAACAAGCACTCTACGAGTTTCTGCGTGGTGCAGCAGTTGTTGGTGGTATCACGGCACTATTCCTGCTAATAATGGTTGCTACTGGTGTCACAGGAAAAGAAGAACCCCCAAAGACCAACTTTAAGGTCATTGACCAGTATAAAGGTTGCGATGTTGTACAATGGCATTATAGTATGCTTTCTGAATACAAATACTTTCTGCATTGCCCAAAATGAAACTACTTGATTACGTTCACTACGAAGATTATGGGCACGAATGGTATTTCCATGTGCTCTCAAACTATCCTAAGTTTGCATTCATTGATTGTGTAGTGCAATGGGATGAGTTTCCTGCTACTGAATGGTTTCCAACTATTCTGCTTGGCATCGGTCCACATGACTTATTTGGTATCTCAATCAGATACAGAAAGTTTGAGATTCGCTTCAACCTATTACATTTCAAACCACGCAACTTAGAATGGTATAGAGGAAATCGTTATGACTCAATTGATTGATAAACAACGCTTATGCGACACCGCTTGACAAGACCGTTGAGCGGTGCTATATTGTATTCATACAAACGGAACAGACATGACCACCTTTGCTCAGTACGTCTCTCAGCAAGACGCTCTCAACACCATCCACCTCAACATCGTCAAGTACGGTATGATGTTGTGTGATGCTCTCCAACAGACTGCTCCCGATGGTTATTTCTTTGCCCTTGAGTCTTCTGGTCGTAAGTATCATAAAGTCTTCATGTATATCGATGGTCGCCGTAATTCTATTCACGCTTTCATCGACAAGAAGACTGGTGATGTGTTCAAACCTGCTAGCATCAAAGCTCCTGCTAAGCATGTTCGCTTCAATGTGCTCTCTATTCCTTCTCGTGAAGCGATGCTTAAGCGTTGCGATTGGGCAGGTGGTTATCTCTATCTTCGCTGACAAATGAAACGAGTCACTGTAAGACCTAAATCTAGCAAGGCAAAGAACCGTCTTGCTAACTCTATGGATGGTAATCCTATCTGTATTGTTGAGCAAGACAAAGGTGATGGTATGCTGTTTCTCGCTTCTGAGAATGGCAAATACTTCTTCTGGGTTAATGTAAGCGACGATTGCCACTGGGAAACTGAATGGGAGGTATTATGAACACTAATGAAAACGGAATGGTAGTTGCTGATATGATGACTTATGACGATTTATATCGTTGTTTGGAAATCAATCGTGATGAAATGATAGAGGCATTAACTGAATATAGAGTGAAATGTTACATCGAAAACGATGGTTTGATAGAATCACTTCAAAATCTTTATAGCATTAATAACATCTATATGAATTCGCAATATTATTTGCAGGATGATTCTATTTTATTTGAATGTCTTTTTTCTGGTGTAAAAGAAGCATACAATAATATGTCTAATGCAGAAATCGTTGACTTTTATCGTGAAAATGAACCATATGCATTCGGTATAGCAGATTCCTTACAAAAACTTTTTGACCAATGAAACCTAAAATCCGTGTTATCTTAGAGCAAGCGATTGAAGAGGGTGTGCGTCGTGGATATGCACGAGCACACAAACATGTAGAGAATCCTACTGAAGGTGCTATAATAGAGCACATTGAAGAGGCAGTAATGTCTTCAATCTACGAATATTTTACTTTTGACGAGGATGACTACCAATGACTCAACTCATTGACCCTTCTGACCCACGTTATTTCCGACAAACATCTGACGAACCATACCTTCGTCACGATTATAAATTAGTATGGGGCAATGGTAATACTGTTGTCTTTGATAATTATGAGGATGTGCAGCGTAAATGGTTTGAATATGGTGGCAACTTTTTAAGTCACGTTGAGGTTCTAGATCACAAAGAACCGAAGAAAAGTAAAAAGACCAAAGGTTTCTAATGAAACTATTAACACCAACAGTCCTTCGTATTATTGGTAGTATCTTACTTGTATCTGGATATTTTGTTCTGCTTTATGTAGACATCAAGACTGGTTGCTGGTTTCGTTTACTTGGGGACATTGCTATGATGCCATTTGCAATCAAGATTAAAACATGGGATATTGTAGTTCTACAAGCATTCTTTGCTGTTATCGATGCCTCTAAAATCATACAACTATCAGTCTAATGGAATTTAAAAATATCGTAGGAGAATACTCCAACAAACAACAAGCATTTGCATATCCATGTGATTATGCTATGATACGCTTGGTGTGGTCAAATTTTGGAATAGGCAACAGATTAAAATCTCAAAGTTTTTATGAAGTTGAATATTCCGAAAAACAAAATCCAAAACCTTATCGAGAATCATTTCACACCTTTGAGTATGTGAATGATACCGAGGTTTTGTTTTATACATTTGATAGTGGTTGGAACGAGTTGTGCGTGCATACTATTTGTTGGGATGGTGAGTACTGGGTGTATCAACCCTGTGATACTTGTATTGTCAACGACATTAAAATCATTAGTGAGATTAAGTTCAACGATAAGAAATATTATGGCAGAGATGCTGGATATGATGCCGATGGTAAACTGGTATGGGGTAAAGAAACTGGCATGTTTGAATTTGATAAGCTATGAGGATAGAAAAAAATGATTGATTGGACAA